AATTAAGGAAGTTATTCTTTCGAGCTAGTACATAGGTAAGGAATTAAGTGTGCTAATGGTAAATGTTAGAAAGATAAAAAAAAAAATTTTGATTACTGTTGCAAAGGCTGTAGTGAAAATAGTAAATGTACATACGATTGCGAACACATACATCATTTTCCTGAGGGTTATTGTATATAGGAAATGACTTAAAATATGCGGGGTGGTGGTGAATACAAACAGGACTCTTACACACTTTGTGAAAAACCTACAAAAGTGTTAAATTTAGGTGTTTTCGAATAGTTTATTTATGTTCAATCGAGATAAGAATCCTATAAACCAATAATAGTCTATGATTAGATTTCTTATGAATTATTTAGATAAACAAACTCGTTAACTAAGGCTTTAGATTATATCTCACAAAAATTCCCTGGTGAAAATCGTTTAAAAAATGAGATGAGTAAATTTCTCTTCGCTTATAACTAAATAAACAATAAGATGGATCCATTATAGACTATCAACAACAAGATTTACTAACCATATGTATCTGCTGTTTAATACAACTTTTAGCAATCCGCTAACAATGTTTAATATCATACAAGTAGTAATCTGTTAGAAAACTTTCAAGAACAATTCATTTTTTTGAAAAGACCCACACCAATCATTGACGAATTGATAAAAGCAAGAGCGATCCCTGAACGATTACGTTAATAATTTGAAAATAAAAACATAACTGCTGATAAAACATGGTATTTTAGTTGTAGTAATAAATATGCAGAATAACCTCAAAAACTAATCCTCAAATAATATTAATCGGGTCTTATGAAAATGCCGCATATACCTGAAGACGGTATAGTTGTCACATGTATGAGTAAATTTTGTTCAACTGGAAATGACCAAACTTATCTTTGCTGTTAAGGCACACCCTACCTTAATAGGCATTCTTCTTATGACACACACGCACTTGCTTTATATACAACATTATAAGAAATTGATGTCTAGATACAAAAAGAAGAAGACGGAGAGAAGAGACAAAGTTTGTTACGCTAGAGAGCGTATAACATTGAATTATATTAAAAAACTAAAATCAATGAATTATAATAAAATAAGAATAAACTTATACATGATGAAACATGTGATCAATTGATTTAATAATTTGAAGAACATAATGATAACCCCAATTTGAAAATTTTTGACTTTAGATATAATGACAAATTGGAATACAATAGTAAAAAGAAAGAAAGTTTCAATGTTTAGACAAGTGGATCAGTGGAGGGTACCGAGACGATATCATTTGATGTTAATAGTAAGATAAATGCGATAGCAGGAATGAAGAGAACATTTTTAAGTAACTGCTAGATAAAATAAAATTCCACAAATTAAAATACTTAATAAATGTTGTAAGAAATTGCAGATGAGATATTGAACACTGAAGATTAAATTTAATAATTACAGAATAAATTAAAATTTAATATTACTTAACTTGAATGTACTGAGGTCGAAGAGGAGATAATTGAATCTTAAGAACGTATTAAAAATTTACGATTATAATATGAGTAAGGTACACAATTAATTGATGACAAGTTAACATTTAAATAACATATTGATAATATCCATCAATAATTAAAAAAACATGTTGATTAATAAGTTGATGAACATATTTAAACTTATGCAGAGTTCATATAAGATAAGAAGTTCAATGGTCACAAAAAAGCAAACTACATCAAATCAGGTGAGAATATAAAAAAATTATTGCTTAATCAGTTAACAGATGAATAGAAGTAAAAATACTATAATTCAACGAATGATGAAGTTATATTTAAAAAATTAACTAACAAAACTCTATATGCAATGTGTAAAGATGAGAAACACACTATGGATAGTAATGACATGATATATAACAAAGATAATGTATTCAGGATAAGATCTTCTTGTAAAAAGAAAAAACCTAGACCTAGAGCATTCTATATGGCTGATAAAATGCACTTGTTCTATACTTATATCTGCCATACAATGATACCGCATATTAAAAAATTTACAGATTTGATGGTGCATGGAGTTAATAGTAGATAGTTAAAAAGATAAATTATCAAACAGGTTAAAAACTTATTAAAAAACAGAGGTGTGGGTTTAATAGATATTACGTCTTTGAGTATGGACGGTGGCTCATGGGAAGCGACATAACA